ATGAAAGTGCTCTTAATGCTAGATCATATACCCCCACTAATACTTATTTAGATTATATAGAACCTTTTACTAGGTAACATTGGATGATTGATAGATCTTTATTATCTTTAATCTATGTACTGGTTAATAGAAACTGAAGAACAATTAGAGGAATTAAAAGCAAAAAAATTAAAAAAAATATTTTTAGAAATAGTTCCTTATCACCATAACTACCATCCTATATTAAGTGAAATTAGTCTTATTTTTATAAAACCGTTTATAGATGATAAAGGTTATATGCTATGCCTAAATCACAATGAAACATTCTCGCTTGATAAAACGCTAATAGACGGACTATTGACGAATATAGATGAAATATATGTCATCAATAAAAAACAAAAACTATATCATCTACCCTACAAAAATTTATATGATTTAACTTATTTAATTCCTGATACTTTTAAGTACCCTGAAAATCTAGTTTATAATCATTTTTACTCAAAACACTCAAATATATTAGATTTAAATAGAATAATCCCAGTAACTAAACATTATGAATACTGCGAGTCACTATTTGATTTAACCCAAAAACACCTACCCTTAAAATACCCAGAAGAATATAAGTTTTTAAATAGCAAAGCCCCTAGTGCATTTTTAGGTATTGAACGAAATGGTATAACTTTAAGTAAATCTGTGTTTGAAAAATATTATGATTTACCACATCCTGAGTATTCAATTTTAGAGGATAAAATTTATACTGAATATAATTTATATACTACTACAAAAAGACCTTCAAATGCTTTTAATGGAATAAATTTTTCAGCAATACCAAAAGATAAAACCCGAGAAAGTTTTATTCCTAAAAATGATTTATTAGTTGAATTTGATATTTCAGCTTACCATCCAACACTAGCTGCTAAATTAATAGATTTTGAATTTGAAGATAACGTCTATAATGAATTTTCAAAATTATATGATATCTCATATGAAAATGCTAAGGAAATCATTTTTAGAAATTTATATGGCGGTATAAAACAAGAATACAGCCATATCGAGTTCTTTAAAAAAATAAGTACGTTTATAGACAAGTTATGGGATGATTTTAATTATGGAGGATTTATTGAATGTCCTATTTCAAAATATAGATTCTATAAAGAAAATCTAACTGATATGAATCCTCAAAAATTATTTAATTATCTGTTACAACACTATGAAACAGCAAATAATATTGAGATTCTATGGGATATTCATAAGTTATTAGTAGGCAAAAATACTAAAATAATACTTTATGTTTATGATAGTTTTTTATTTGATTTAAATAAAAAAGAAAAGGATCTTTTATTAGAAATTCAAAAAATATTTGAAAAAAGAAAATTAACAGTTAAATATTCTCACGGAGTTGATTACAGTTTTTCATAAAAAAAGTTGATATTTATACCAAAAAATCAACTCATATAATGAATAATAAGTTATTTGCTTCCTTTACTCAAATAGAGTTATTAGAAGACCTTATAGAAAGAATATCTACAGACTATATAATAAATTATGGTAAATTATTTGTACTTTATATAAAGAGTACTAATGAATATGTTGTAACTTATAACACAGATAGCGGAAATATAGGAAGTTTACCACCAAATACTATTTCGGTACATAGAAAAAAAGATACCAATACTTTATATACTATAAATGCTTTAAATGAATTAATTAAAAGATTAAATGGAGGAATAGTAGATCCATCTTTTAAAGTAAATTGGAATCATTATAAAAATTGCATACTACTAACTCAACAAAACGAATTTAAATCACTAAATACTAAATTATACCAAATTATTGAACTTTAAGTTAAACATTTTAGGTTGGAATTTTAAGGCATTTTTCATATATTCGCCACGATAACAAATAACCATTTCATTAACTGTTTAAAAACAAATTTTTATGGATTTAAGTAAAATCAAAAACCGGCTGGAGTCTCTGCAGCAAAAACCAGGAGCAAAAAAAGAAAAAGTAGATTATTCAAAAATCTTTTGGAAACCAAAAGTAGGTAAACACCAGGTTCGTATCGTACCTTCTAAATCCGATAAAGCTAATCCTTTTAAAGAAGTTTATGTTCACTATGGGTTCGCTAAGTATCCTATTTTTGCTCTTACTAATTGGAATGAATCAGATCCTATTGTAGAGTTTACTAAAAAACTTCGCTCAACATCAGACAAAGAAAATTGGTCTTTAGCTAAAAAGCTTGATCCAAAAATGCGTATTTTTGCACCAGTAATTGTACGTGGTGAAGAAGATATGGGTGTTCGTCTTTGGGAGTTTGGTAAAGAAATTTACATGCAACTATTAGGTATTGCTGAAGATGAAGATTATGGTGATTATACTGATGTTACTGAGGGTCGTGATTTTAATGTAGAGGCTGTTGAAGCTGACATTGCTGGACGCAAAGGTATTAAATGTACTATTCGAGTAAAACCAAAAACTACTCCTCTTAGTGAAGATGCTAAACAAGCTGAACTTTGGTTAACAGAACAACCTAATATTTTGGAAATCAATAAGAAACATTCTTACGAGGAAATCAAAACTACTCTTCAAAACTGGCTAAACCCAGAAGATGAAAATGGAGAAGTTATTGAGGATACAGAAGAAGCTGAAACCCCAAGTGAAGCACCTTGGAAAGAAGAATCAGAAAGTATTACCGCTAAAGTAACTGAAAAGAAAATGGGTGGTAAAAAAGCAAAAACTTCAGAAAAGTTTGATGCTTTATTTTCTGAAGAATAATTAAAAACTAAATTTTATGACAACAATAACAAAGAAGTCAACTTCTTTGAATGAGGCTGTTTCCTCTGAACTTAAAAAAGGGTTTGACCTAAATAAGTTTAAAGATAAGAAACTTCTAAATTCAAATGTTAAGTTCAAAGAACAGAAATGGATACCAGTTTCGGAAGCTTTGTCAGATATTATCTCGCTTCCAGGTATTCCTATGGGTCATATTACATTACTCCGAGGACACTCTGATACAGGTAAAACTACTGCACTTATTGAAGCAGCAGTTAATGCTCAAAAAGCAGGAATCCTTCCAGTACTAATAGTAACTGAGATGAAATTTGATTTTGGACACCTTAAAACTATGGGTTTTGATGTGAATGAAGTTATTGATCCAGTTACAGGTGAAATACAAAATTATGAAGGATTTTTTATTTATGCTGATAGAAGCTCTTTACAATCTGTAGAAGATGTTGCTGCATTTATTTTAGATCTTTTGGATGAACAAACTAAAGGTAATTTACCTTATGATCTTTTATTTTTATGGGATTCAGTAGGTTCAATTCCTTGCAAAATGAGTATTGAAAAATCATCAAATAGCAATGAGTGGAATGCTGGTGCTATGTCTCAACAATTTGGTAATTTTGTAAATCAGAAAATTGTACTTTCTAGAAAAGAAAATTCTCCTTATACAAATACATTCGTTTGTGTAAATAAGGTATGGGTTGAAAAACCTTCTATGCCTATGGAACAACCTAAAATGAAAAATAAAGGAGGAAATACGATGTTTTTTGATGCATCATTAATCGTTACTTTTGGTAATATTGCTAATGCAGGTACAAATAAAATTAAGGCTGTTAAAGATAAAAAAGATGTTGAGTTTGCTAAACGAACTAAAGTTTCAGTAGACAAAAATCACATTAATGGAATTTCTACTAGAGGTTCTATCATTATGACAGCACATGGTTTTATTAAAGATACACCTCCATCAGTAGATAAGTATAAAAAAGAACATGCTGATGAATGGGCTAAGATTTTAGGAGGTACCAATTTCAAGATTGTTACTGAAGACGAAGCTAATGGAGAAGTAGATACATCTGAAGATTAATATGGGAAAAAAAGAATTTTTAAAACTACTAGAAGAAGTAAGTTTAGAACACGAAAAAGAAACATCTTTTAGCAAAAACGATAGAATATTATTAGTTGATGGTTTAAATTTATTTTTAAGAAACTTTGCAGTTTTAAATTTCGTTAATCAAAATAACGCCCATATTGGTGGATTAGGAGGTTTTTTAAGATCATTAGGAAGTTTAATTAATCACACCAAACCAACTTCAGTTTATGTAGTATTTGATGGGGTAGGTTCTTCCACAAACAGGAAGAACTTACTCCCCGAATACAAATCTGGACGAAATGTAAATAAAATTACTAATTGGGATATTTTTGAGGATAAGTCAACTGAAGTAGATGCTCAAGTAGACCAAATATCTAGACTAATAAATTATCTTCAATGTTTACCTGTTAAAATTTTATCAATAAGTAAAGTAGAGGCTGATGATATTATAGCATTTTTAGCTACACATCTTTCAACCCAATATAATTCTCAGGTCTTTATTGCTTCTAATGATAAAGATTTCTTCCAGTTAATAGATGATAATATTACAGTTTATAAAACTGGTGAAAAAGTATTTTATAATAAACAATTAATTAGAGAAAAATTTGGAGTATTAGCTGAAAACTTTATCATCTATAAAACACTAGTAGGAGATACCTCAGATAAAATTCCTGGAGTAAAAGATTTAGGACCAAAAACACTAATAGAAAAATTTCCTGAGGTAGGACAAACTATTCTTTCATTAGATGACATATTTAATATCTGTGAAACTAAACTAAAAGATAATAAAATATATGCAAGGGTGTTACATGACTTTGAGAATGTAAAGAATTTTTATAGATTAATGGATCTTAAAAACCCGTTGATAGATGATAATGAAAAAGAGTTTATTATTGAAACAGTTGATAGTCCTATCCCTGAATTAAAAACTAAAGAATTTCTACATTTAGCTAATCAAGATGATTTAGCTATTATTATAAAAGGAGTTGAACTTTGGTTAAAAGATACATTTAGAATTTTAAATTCAATTAAAAAATAAGTTATGACATTAAATAGTCTAGAAAGCTATGGAATTAATTTCCAGGTTAAAGTAATTGCTTCTCTATTAACCGATAAAGAATTTTTAAATAATGTACATGATGTTTTAGATGAAGAACATTTTAGTAACCAAGCACATAAGTGGGTTTTAAAAGAAATACTATCATATTATCACAAATATCATACTACCCCTACAATAGAGGTATTAAAGATTGAGCTAAAAAAATTAGACAATGATGTATTGAAAGTTTCTATTAAAGAACAATTAAAAGAAGCATATGAAGCATCAACTGAAGCTAAAGATTTAGAATATGTACAAAAAGAATTCTCTAAATTCTGTAAAAATCAAAACCTAAAAGGAGCTTTATTATCCTCAGTAGATCTACTGAAAATGGGTGATTATGATTCTATAAGAAATTTAATTGATAATGCCTTACGCTCAGGACAAGACAAAACAATCGGACACGAATACACAAAAGATGTTGAAACTAGATATCGAGATGAAGATAGGGCTCCTATACCATTTCCATGGCCTAAATTTAATGAGGTTACTCAAGGCGGTTATGGAAAAGGAGACTTAGTATTAATCTTTGGTAATCCTGGAGGAGGTAAATCTTGGGCTATCGTGGATATGGCTGCTCATGCTGCTTCGTTAGGTTATAATATAGTTTACTATGCCTTAGAATTAGGTGAATCTTATGTAGGTAAACGTTTTGATGCTAACTTAACTAAAATTCCAGTAGACAAATTATCAGATAATAGAGATAAAGTAGAAGAAGTAATTAATTCATTACCAGGAACTATTATTATTAAAGAATATTCACCAAGAAGAGCCTCATTAGATACTATTGAACAACACTTAAAAAAACTAAAATCCTTATATGATTTTACCCCAGATGCTATTTTTATTGATTATCTTGATTTGCTAAAAACTCGAAAACCTCGAAAAGAACGTAAGGATGAAATTGATGATGTATTTACTGATGCTAAGGGTTTAGCTAAAGAATTAAAAATTCCTATTATTTCACCTTCTCAAATTAACCGAGCAGGAGCTAAAGATGATGTATTAGAGGCAGATAAAATTGCTGGTTCTTATGATAAAATTATGATTGGAGATATTTCATTATCACTTTCAAGAAAACGTAAAGACAAATTAAACGGTACAGGTCGATGGCATTTTATGAAAAACAGATTTGGTCCTGATGGTATGACTTTTAGTTCTAAAATTGATACTTCTATTGGTAAAATAGAAATCATGGATAATATCAGTGAGGAAATGGAGATGATGGAAAGTCAAAAGACTAACAACAGTAGCGGATATGGTGATGTAGATGAAGATGAAAAATATGCTTTGAGAAAAAAGTTTTTTGAATTAGAAGGTAAAACAATATAATTTGATATTTATTAACATGATAACTGAACCTAGATATTTTTACAAACCGTTTGAATACACCGAAATTTATAATTTTTTAAAAGACCAACAAAGGGTCCATTGGTTACCA